CTGAGACTCTTGTGTCTGCAGTTAACACCATGGCTTCCATGTCGCTGGATTGGTACGGGCTATATGTGTCCTCTTCAGTTGCACCAAGTACGGATGATTACTTGGCGGTAGCTGCTAACATAGAAGGGCAATCAGCTTCACGCATCTTCGGTATAACCACTCAGGATGCTGCAACTACCTTATCAACTTCAACCACAGATCTGGCAAGCCAGCTGAAGGCGTTGGGTTATAAACGCACGTTCGTTCAGTATTCTAGCAATAGTGCTTATGCTGCGGCTTCAATATTCGGTCGCGCGTTCACCGTCAACTTCTTGGGCACCAATACTACACTAACTATCAAGTTTAAACAAGAACCAGGTGTTGTGGCTGAGAACATTACCGAAAGCCAAGCTTCAGTATTGCGCGGCAAGAACTGTAACGTGTTTGTGGCTTACAACAACAATACAAACATTGTTCAAGAAGGTGTGATGGTAAACGGTTACTTCTTCGACGAAGTGCACGGTACTGATTGGCTCCAGAACGATGTGCAGACAGCTGTTTATAACCAGTTGTACACTAGTGCTACTAAAGTCCCACAAACAGACGCTGGCGTCAATTCCATTCTGGCAACCATTAGCCAACGTTTGGACCAAGCGGTAGCCAACGGATTAGTGGCTCCTGGCGTCTGGGCAGCAAGCGGATTCGGTGTCTTGAACGAGGGCGACTTCCTATCCAAAGGATACTATGTCTATGCCCCACCTGTGGCCACCCAGTCTTCTGCCACTCGCGCTCAACGCCGTGCTCCAGTGATTCAGGCGGCTATCAAACTTGCAGGCGCAATCCACTTCGTGGATGTTATTATCAACGTTAACCGATAAGAGGGAGCATTCATTATGCCAAGCTATTCATTTCAAAACGTAACCGCAACTTTGATCGGTCCAACCGGAATCATTGATCTCGGTTACGGTGCGGCAGTGGCCGAAGAGGGTATTACCATTGCGATGGCAGAAGACAAAAACACCATGTTGATCGGTGCAGACGGTGAAGGTATGCACAGTTTACATGCCGGCAAATCTGGACAGGTTACTGTTCGATTGCTGAAAACCTCTTCTGCCAATGCGAAACTAATGCTGGCTTACGATGTGCAAACAGCCGATGCTGCTTTGCATGGTCAAAACCTCATTGCAATCTCAATGCCAAATGTTGGTGACGTGTCAACTGCCCGCAGCTGTGCATTCAAGAAGAAGCCCGATCTGGAATATGCAAAAGATGGTCAGGTGATAGAGTGGGTATTTGACGCTCTGAAGATTGACACCCTGTTGGGTAAATTCTAAGGAGTAGAACGTGGTAGAATTCGAAATAGCTGGACAAAATTATCGCGCGGAAAAACTGGATGCCATGAAACAATGGCATATCAGCCGCAAGATCGCTCCACTCATCCCAGCCATGTTACCTGCTTTCCTGGCCATTAAAGATCTGAATAATCTGGAAGAAGACTTGCCGGCCTTGGCAACAGTGCTTCAGCCTTTGGCTGAAGGTTTGGCCAACATGTCAGATGAGAGCAGTGAATACTTGATAGCCACTTGTTTATCTGTAGTTCAACGCCAGGTCGGTAATACGTGGGGTCGGGTTTGGGATGCTCCCACTAAGACCACTACGTTTACTGACATCGACATGGGCGTGATGATGAAGATTGTCATCCAAGTCATCCAGGATAGCTTAGGTTCTTTTATCGCCGGTCTGTCTATCAACCAACAGAGCGTGTAGGAATAAGGTCTATCAGTTGGCGGAGTTTGCCAACTGGCGAAGATTGGTTGATGGCTCCAGTTATAGCCGGCCTGTGCCGGTTCGAGAGTCTCAAAGACTGTTCGATCGATCTGGCAGATATAGGTCTAATGAACGATGCCCTAGCTGTCAAGAGTGACAACGAACACCTATTCAGAGAGTGGGAAAAAGAGCAAAATGGCAACTAACCTCAGAGAATATCTGGTTAACTTAGGCTTCAAGGTCGATGAAAAGACTTTGAAGAATTTTGTTGCCGGCACAAAAACTGCAGCAAAGGGTGTTGCCTCTTTGGTAGCAGCTGTCGGCGGTGCAGCGCTGGGTGTAGCCACAGGTGTGGCTGTCTTTGCTGCCAATCTCGAAGACCTATATTTCGCCGCTAAGAAAGCCGGGTCTACTGCCCTCAACCTCAAAGCCTTTGGGCAAGCCTCCCAGAACTTCGGTGTGTCGGCAGATGAAGCCCTCGGGTCTGTCCAAGCTCTTGCTAGATTCATGCGTGAAACTCCTGGTGCTGAAGGCTATCTGGCATCGCTTGGCGTACAGGCGCGCAACGCCAATGGTGAGATGCGAGACACTACCGATATCATGCAAGATGTCGGTAAAGAGCTCGCTAAGAAACCATACGCTTTATCTAAACAGTATGGCGACTTGCTTGGAATAAGCGAAGATACTTTGCGAGCAGTTATGACAGGTGACTTTGCTGCCGCGATGGCGAAACAAAAAGGCATTCTAAAAAATTCAGGTTTCAATAAGGCCGCGGCTGATGCGCACAAATTCATGGTGGGTTTACGTAATCTTCAAACTCGGCTTGAGGTGTTTGCCATTCAGGTTCAGGATGCCCTTCTCAAGAAGTTTGGAACTAGCCTCGATAAAATAGGAGTCTGGTTCGAAAAGAACGGACCGATGATGGCGGCACGAATAGCTGATGTGGTTAAAAGTTTCCTAGAACTGGCTGAGAAAGTTATTCCGGCTATTGGTTGGGTGGTTCAGAAATTCATGGATCTGGATAAGGCAACGGATGGCGTCAGCACCAAGGCGGCTCTCGCGGTGGCAGCTTTCACCCTGTTGGGCGGAGCTTCAGTAGTATCCGGCATTATGAGTGTAGTGAAAGCAGTGGGCATGCTTGGTGGAGCCTTGATATCCACTACTGCGGCAACTTCGGCCGCTGGGATAACTTCTTCTCTAGGTGCTCTTGCCAAGTCAGCCGGCTTGCTCGGAGCAGCAGCAGCAGTGGGCTATGCTATAGGCACAGCCATTAATGATGCTTTCATAAGCGGGACCGACTTTGGCGACTGGATAGGTGAAAATATCGCCAGAGTGTTAGCTTTCTTTGGAAATGATGAAGCTCAAGCCGCCTTGGACGGGAGAAAGAAAAAGGCTCAGTCGACCCTTGAGGATACTGCAGCCTTGGACGGGGGAAAGAAAAAGGCTCAGTCGACCCTTGAGGATGATGCAGCCTTGGACGGGGGAAAGAAAAAGACTCAGTCAACCTTTGAGAATATTGCAGCCTTGGACGGGGGAAAGAAAAAGACTCAGTCGACCCTTGAGAATATTGTGGCCAGTTGGGGAAAAAGCGGAGCTGATTTGACCAGAGAGGCATATAGTCCAGCTATGCCTCACGGGTCTTCAAAAAGCGCTACCGTTAACCAAACCACCAATATCAATATAAACGGAGGCGAAGCGGCTGCAACCGGTAAAGCTGTTGCAAGGTCTCAGGATCGAGTCAATGAAGACATCGTCCGCAACCTCAGCATGAGGGTATATTAATGGGATTGTTCACGTTGTTTTCCACTCCCGCTAATGCCATCGGAAAATTGATTATTCCAGCAACACTAGAAGAAAACCACAACGACTCGTTGACCATTACTGAGCACCCTGTGGAATTCGGCGCGCCAATAACCGACCATTCTTATAAGAGCCCTCCAGAATTGACAATGAGGTGTGGTTGGACGAATAGTAGTTTTGCTGCTATAAAGGCCATTTTTTCATCTCTCTTAGCGGATGGAGATTTGCCTGGCGATAATTACATTGACAGCATCTATTTCAAGCTGTTGAAAATGCAAGAAGATCGTTTACCCATTACGGTTCAGTCCACTAAACGGTGGTATAAAAATATGATGATCACAGGTCTTCAGGTTACCACTGATGACAAGACTTCGAATATTTTACTGATTGTGATTACTTTAAAGAAGATCAATATTGTAAAAACACAAGCGACTGTTTTGCCTCCAAAGGAGAACCAAAAAAATGCCGCCGATACAAGTTCACCCACCAGTTCCGGACAAAAACAACCGGTAGCTAAATAAAAATATGCCATCTTACTACATACCTTTAACTCCGGAGCCTCAACGTTTTCTGATAACATTGGGAGGCATCGACTACCAGATTTTACTTACCTATAAAAACGTAACAGAAGGTGGGTGGGTGATGGATATTGCTGATAAAACAGGGGTTAATCTGGTGGCAGGATTACCGCTGATTACTGGAGCAGATATTCTCGGGCAGCATCAGCATCATGGATTTAAAGGGTCACTGACCATTGAATCTTCTGACGGTCTTGATCACATTCCGACTTTCGATAATTTAGGTATTGATACCCTTTTGATTTGGACAACAACGTGAGCGTTCAACAATATCTCAGGAAAGCTAGTTTGATTATTGGACCCAGCGAGGGGACAGGTCTCGACCTATCAACTTTGAGGTTCAAGTTTGATATTAGACGCGGAGATCTTGAGACCCCGAACTCTGCTGATATACGGGTATACAACGTCAGTGACCAAACCTCCAAGAGTGTTGAGAATGTAGAATTTTCCAGAGTAGTTATCCAAGCTGGATATGAAGGCAACTACGGAGTCATTTTCGACGGACAGATCAAACAGGTTCGACGAGGGCGTGAGTCTCAGGTGGATACTTATCTAGATATTACTGCTGCAGATGGAGACTCTGTTTATAACTTTTCGATGACCGCTTTGTCATTGGCGGCAGAGAATAGCAGCCCAGTGGATTCGGTGTCTGCTGTGATAAAAGGAATGGCAGAATTCGGAGTGGAGCGAGGTTATATTCCGGACTTGCCTGGTGATCCCCCCACTCGCGGGAAAGTCTTATTTGGAATGTCCAGAGATGAAATGCGCAAGTTGGCTAGGAATACCCAAACGTCTTGGAGTATTCAAGATGGAAAAGTGGTCATGATTCCTTTGACTGCTTACGTGCCAGGTGAGATTCCAGTACTGAGTGCTGAGACCGGTGTGATAGGACTGCCAGAGCAAACCTCTAACGGAATTAACTTAAGGCTGTTACTCAACCCGAACATTAAGATAGGGCAATGCGTCAAGTTGAATAACTCTAGTATTCAGAAGATGAAATTTGGCATAAATCTTTCTCAAACTAAGACTAATTTATTGACCGAGCAAAGCAATAAAATAAATAAAGAAGAACTGTATTACGTAATGATAGCAGAGCATGTTGGCGATACGCGCGGGAACGAATGGTATACTGAATTAAACTGTTTGGCGGTGAACGCGGATATCCCACCGAGCTATATTCCCAAACAGGGGGTTTACGGTGCAGTTGGGACTATAAAACGTTATGGATAGAAGAGAACGATACTCTGACCCGCAGGAAGCCTTGCGCGCTGCCATGGAGGGTCATCAAAGCAAATTGTGGACAGCTTTGCCTGGCATAATAGTGGCTTTTGATCCAGTGCGCCAAACTTGTGATGTGCAACCTTCTA